GTCCCACCACTGACAACTTCATAAGTAATAGTGTATTCTTTTCCTTTTGCAGTCTTAACATGTTCAGTAAGATATCCTTCCTTATATAGATTTTCTACTGTTGGAGGTGTATCGACATTTTTGTCAATCATAAAAGGGTATATCGGTTTAAAATATTTCATATTTCAAAATATGTTGTAATAATCAAAGTTTTTCATTATGGCCACTCTAAACAAATTACAGAAAATATTATATTTCAAAATGAATTTTTGACGATTTTTTGACGGCAAATAAAAAAAGAGGGGTACCGCTATGGTACCCCTTTTATTATTAATCTAATTCAACAAGGCGTTTCAAATCGCCGTTTACAAACCACATTTCACAACGCACGTTGTTATGGTCTGTGAGTGTTGCGGTGTATAAGCCGTCTTGCTTTGGCGCAATATCTTCCGCAAATTCGTGTTTTTTACCTTCAAATGTAAATGTTTTCATATAGTTTACTCCTTTTAATTAAAAACGGTATGCCGTGAACCGCACGGCGCGGAGAAATTGGATCACCTACCATTTCGCAAACGTATATAAAGCGCTGGCCCCTTTGAAATGCTTTCCGTTAAAATGCGCTAAGCCTTGAAAGTCGCCAGCTTGATACCCTATAGTTTCGTACACCTTCCCTGTTTCCATTACAGTAACGCCGCCCATAATACGATGTACTTTGTTAAGATTGATTTTATAAACATCAACCTTATTTTCATCTGTATTTTCAACTATAGCCGTTCTATCGCTTTTTTCTATAGCTTCCGGCGGAATATTAGGCGATTTATCTTTGATAGCGTTTTTCGTAACTACTGCCGCATCATGTAACGTTGGCGCTTGCGTGTAATATGTTACTACCGGCTGCGCCGTTTCCTTATACGCAATAACTTCCTTCGCTACTTTAGGGGATACGTTTAACGCTTCCCCTAATTTAACCGGATTCTTAGCCGTAGTCTGATTGATAATAACCGGTTCTTGTAGTTTCTTAGTATGTATCACGTTATAAGCAAATAAGCCGGCCACTACCACTAATAACATAAGAAGTGCTGCGGTGATAACGGGTGCGTATCGCCTTAATAATTGAATGATAGTATCCATAAATACCCCCTAAATAGGCCAGTTCAATACTAAATCGGCATCAAACTCTTTGCCTTCAATGTTTTCGGTAAATGTATATTGCCATAGATTAGCACCGTCATAATCACATTGGCTATTAAGTTGTGCGCACCAGATAGCGCAACCACCTAATTGACTAACGTCTAATACATTCACTAGCCAATCATAACTAGCGTATAGGCCTGTGTTTACATATCCAGCTTGCCATAACTTATTGATGAACACGCTGCAAATATTTGTTAGTTGTTGGTCTGTTGGCATGCCACGTTCCGCCTTATAATCGTCAGCATCTTCCATATCGAACCATACGCCCATAGGCAACTTGTCAATAGTCAAGCCGGCATCGTTCAATGTATTAATTACGAATTCCGCTTCATCTGCTGCGTGTTCTTCATTCATAGCGTAGGAATAATGATATACACCAATCGCCAAACCGGCATTAATTGCGCCGTTTACGTTGTTGTAAAATTCACTATCTAAGTTACCGCGACCATATCCGATGCGGATAATAGCGAAGTCAAAGCCATTAGCCTTGACCGCTCCCCAGTCCACTACACCGTTATTTTCGCTTACATCAATGCCCCTCATGTTTCACCTCATAATTTAACCTTATTTTCAATTTTTGTTCTAATTAAATCTAAAAATTTCCCCATAGATACATTGCCACCGTCTCTTAGGTTTTCAAGAATGGATAGGAATTCAGACGAACCTAAATATAGCCATACTAGCGATACGGCGAACTGTTTTTGACCGCTCATTTCGTCAAATAAAATAGCGGCTATTGTAGCCGCTACATATGTCATAACTTTACCTATAAACCCTTTACGCATATATTTGGATGCTATGAGTTGTTTTTCAAATGCTACCGGTATGGCCCGGTATTTTTCCCACGTGGCGATTTTCTCCGGATCATATCCGAATTCATCAACCAACATTTTATATGCTATGCTCGCCCACTTCGTAAGCAAATCAACAAACACCAATAAAATAAACACGCCCAATATTTGAACGTGTTTTAAACCAATCACCCATATAGCCAACGCAGCAACGCTGCTCAATATTGTTTTTAAGATAAAGCTAGTTGTAAGAGAATTCCAACTATCGATTAAGAAATCTAATACTATTTGCATTATTACTCCTTTATAATCCCTAAGCCATATACCCCTCTTGCTACATTGGCTTTTTGAATATTTAGTTTGTCTAACTTTTCCCTCTTCGCATCACTAGACATGGTTTCACTATCAATAATTTTCTTCGATGCTTTATTAATAGCCTTAAATGAATTTTGTGCATTTTTCAGCTTATTGTATAACTTAGGGTCATAGCCTTCCGGTCTCTGCCCTGTGAGTTTTAGTTCGTTATGTAGTTTTTCTTGTTCCTTAAAATCATCATATACACGTTGCACACTATCGCTACTTTGATATGGTTTGGCAAAGAAACGGCGTATTTCTGGTAACTCCGTTACACCTTTAGTAGGGCGTTTTTCATTCGCACCACTAATAGCATCAGTTATGTCTAACCCTAATCGTGCAAGGTTGCCACCATACCCCATAATTGTATTATCTACCTTATATGGTGATACGTTGAATGTGTCGCCAACTTTACGGGCCACCATAGATGTATTAGAGCCATACTGTAGTTTATCTGGTAATTTCTCTTGGGATTGAGGGACAATATTTCTTTGTCTGAATTTAGAGTAATTACTCCACCATTCCCAAATTGGAGACAAAGCCGTAGGCAATACATCCGGCAATAGTGTATCAATCGTTCTGTCGCCTAAACCTTTAAAACCGACTCCGTTTCTGCCTGTTGATTTATCGTCAAAATACTGTAACATACGTTCAAATGTAGTGCCGTATAACAAACCTAATTCAAACGGCTTAGGTATTTTTACAAATTTATCGCCAGTCGGAATATGGAAGAATGTATCCTTTTCCCATTGTGGCAATTCTTGATATGCGGTGTTATCTTTATTCAAATACCATAATGCGATTGTAGGTAACGTGATAAACAAAGTAGATTTAATTGTCATACCTTTCGGATCATCACGCCATGCACGTACTAATTTGTCGCCACCTTGGACAGTCGCATTAAAGAACGCTACAACTTTATTTGCAGTCTTAGTATGTGTACCAGTGCGGCTAAAATCAATCGTAATATCACGACTAGCAATAGATGCTTCGCCTAGTGATTTAGGTTTTAAATTGGTTTTTGTTAAACGACTGTATAACCCTGTATACCCTTTTCTAGCATTGCTAAATTCGCCTAAACGGGTAGCCACTTCCGTTGCTTCCGATATAGCTCGCAACACTTCTATAGGGTTTCTTGCAACTTTTGATAATGTGGACTTACGAGAAAATAATTCTCTTAAATGTCCGCTCAAATAGTCTCTATCAAGGCTTACCATAGCAGCGTGAGCGCCACCACTTTTTACGTAATCCCAATATAATTGGTCTTTCTTTAAGAAATGTGCTAACCCTCTAAATGTATCAACTACAGGCAAAAAACCATGTTTAGAGAACACACCAGCTGAAATAGTATCACGCAAAGCATTTGTGATAGCAAAGCCAGCGGTAACAGTTGAACCAGCACGTAACCAACTAGCCGGATACTGCAATATCTTTGTTATAAAATTGCTTGTATCCTTGTTCATCATTTTCATTGCTTGCGCTAATTCCGGAGTTGTTTCATATACAACTTTTTTCCCTTTAACCCAAACAGAAAATGTATTGTCTGTAGATTTTGCTGGTCTATTACCTCTTACCTCTTCGACAATGGTTCCTACGCCCGGTTTCTTTGCTAACTTGGCAAAGGTAACGCCCACGTGATTTCGCTCGATTGCATTGTAGAATTGGTATGTATTTTTTACAATGCTTTCTAATGGATCAACAATATCACGTGTACTACCTTTGAACCGCTTAATAGGATTAGCCACGTTGACAAACCCTTTGGAACTAGAAAAGAACCCGTCCATACTTTCTGCCGAGAAATCGCGGAAAAATGGAACGTAGTTAGGATATTTATTTCGCAATAAATGGTATGTTTCCGGTTTTAATATCCCATTATTTACAAGTTCAGCAAGCATGTAATCTTGAAAACGGTGGATATCTTTAGCAGCGTTTTTAAATGTAGAATTTTTTTCATACTGTTTAACGGCCGCTAAATCTTCTTTTAATGTAAATGTAGCCATTTGTCCGTTGCGATGTAGGTCTAAATCATGTAACGCTACAAGGTAGGCGCTAAAATCTTTATGTTCTTTTTGAGGTATATCCTTAATGATATCCTCAAATGCACGGATCCCCTTTTCGGGTCTCCCACGCTTTATAAATTCTTCTGCTTTGCCTACCCAGCCACGAGACAACCACGCCTGCATAAACGGGTTATCTTTAAATGCTACTTTTTCACCTGTGATATGTTCCACTTCCTCAACCATTTCACGCAATGGATTAAGTTCATCAATAGCTTTTGTATAGACATCACTCGCTACACGTTTAATGGTATCTTTAATATTTCCATCTTTAGCATCCGTAATGATACGTTCAGCTTTAGAGGTTCGTTCAAAGGAAATAGAACCTTTGATACGGTCTGCACTAGACTGTTTATGCCATTCATGAGTTAGTTTAGATAATTTATTAACAATACCATTTAACGCCTTATCACGTTCTATAGTTTCTTTGAAGTGTTTATAGAACTCCGGAAAGTCCTGTTTGGCTTTTGCTCTGTCTGATACATAATCTTTAAAGAATTCGGCGTACCCCTCTTTACGCTTACCAGCTACATCTAAATTATCATAGCTAGTACCAAACCGCTTTTTGACTTGACCTAACAATTCAGTATCAAACTTAGGAATACTGCTAAATCCATTATGATTATCAATGTAATGACCTAACTCATGCATCATTGTAGGGATATCACCATATGCCCCCGTACGGATTACATCGCTATTAGGGTTATACCAACCCTTAGCGTTTTTAGTTCCCAATCTCCCTGATTTTATACGCTGATTGAATAGGTTATTGATACTATCAATAATTTCACGACGACTAACGGCACGCCCCATACGTTCAACGCCTTCACTTTGTTCCGTATGTGGTGTTTCGTTACCTTTAGCGCTATATTGTAGTGGTTCAGTAGGTTTAACGCCTTTACTTTCTAAATAACGATTTGCCATTGCTTCGTTGCCGTCAAATGCTTTTACAACTGCATCGTGTACTTGCTCATGCGTTGCATTTTCTAGTAATTGGCTAGGCTGCTTAGCATATTGACTCATGCCACCTTCTGCCGGTTCCACTTGTAACATTTTAAGTTCTTGCGTATCGGTGATTAATTCGGCAGCACGATCACGGCGAACTGTTTCCATATATTCATGGTTCAAACTTTCAACCGGTACGTCTAGGCTTTCAGATAATCTTGCCTTAACCGCATCCAGTTCCGTTTTAGGAATATCTGGCTTAGTTGCTTTGTTTAAATCTTTCAAGATTTCTGTATTAGAATGAACTTTATTTTCTAATTCGGTCAATCGTGTTTCAGATGCATCATTTTTAACAACGTCTTTTAACTCGTTGACGATTGTTTCACGTGCTTTTAGTGGTAATTCATCAATCGCATTTTTCAAACTTACGTTTGGTGCATCTTCTTCATAACGAAATCTACTATTTATATCGTCTTCAATCGTCTTTTCTTGAATTTTAGGTGTTTCGTTCTCTACAAAGTCAGTACTCATGCGGTCTTTAGGCTGAAATTCGTTTATTTCGCCTGTACGAGCCGTTTCACCTTCGCCTTGATAGTTTATACCTAAATCATCGTTTTTAACCGATTTCTTTTCGGTATTTTCAACGAAACTGTTTAAATTTGTGTGCGGTTCTTCTCCTTTTACTGCATCACGTTCTATGAACTCATCTCTAAATGGTTCTTCATGTGATACTCTGTTAGGGTCTAGGCTACTATCTTTAAATGATGTATCACGTGGCCCATTTTCGTATCTCCCATAATTGCCTTTAAATGTATCTTCCGCAATTTCCGCACGAACATTATCACGTGCAACTGCTGGGTCTGGTCTTTCATAATATTCACGAATGATTTTTGCCATTTCCGCCGGTGTTGCATCTGGTCTAGCACGCATTTCTTTTAATGCGGCGCTTTCGGTGTTGTGCAATTCCCATACACTGAAATCGACTTGCGTTCTCCAGTCCCACGGATCTAATCCACGATTTTCTGCGAATTTCAATAAACCATTTTCGCCGTTAAGTCTATCACCAGTAAATTGAACCAAACCACGGGAACCGTAGCCGTCGCCACTTGTAACTGTGGTGCTAAAACTACTTTCGGCGCCAATATTACCAGTCATGCCAGCCGCTTCAACGTCGCTTAACCCGTTCTGACGGTATCGGTTATAAATATCCGCTTGGATATTGCCTGTTTCGCCTTCCATTGCTCGTCCGTTCAATTCGCCTTCGGAATATTCGCGCGGTTCTACTGCGTTTACTTCTTCCGGTACTGGGATATCATCAAAGGCATTATACATAACGCCTTCCTCAAATTTAGGTTCATTTTTGGTAAATCGTTCCCCAATATCATCAAAGGCATTGACTGCTTTTTCTTTAATATGTTCACCAACACGCCCCACACGTTCGCCGATTGCTCCAGATACTTTTTTAGGTGTTGCGCCTTTTACCATCGCAGCCGGCAAAAATACATCATCCCACAAGTTAGTAGGATTCATGGCTATATTTTGGGCAAATTCACCGGGGTCGTCAATTAAGCGTTCTACTGGATTGGCAATAGGGTCTACAAAAACATTTTTAGCCGTGGCTACATATTTATCCCCTAAAATTCCTTCTGGTGCCGTTCCTTCGTTTTCTGCTGATGCATTGGCGTTATACATCTCCGCCGTATCATTTGCAATCGTAGGCGCAGCAAGGACGCCCGCAGCTATTCGCACCTGTGGCGGAACATACGGAGTAATTGCTAGATATCCAGCCGGCTTGCCAACTGCGGCATTGTATGCTTCTGCTCTTGCTTTGTTTAGGCCCGGCGTTGCATGTTCGTTTACAAAGTCGCCGTTATCGTCAAACGCAGAAAAATTATCTCCATTTGCTTCAATGGCATTAGCAGCACTTTTGGAATACTCCCTACCTAGATTATTCGCTTTGTTTAATACATCATCTTTCCAATTTCCCAATGTATTCCCTACATTGTCATTGATTTCTTTGCCTGTTTTGTCAATCCATTCAATATTATTCTTAACGCCATTAGCAACGTATTCGGCATTATTTTTAACGCTATCCCAAAACGTAGGCTTGGGTACATTATCCGCATCATAGCCGTATTCGGTTGTTATATCTTCAAAGGCGTTGCCGCTTCCGGCTGCCTTACCGTATTGGTTTGTAATATCATCAAACGCACCCATAGTCTACCCCTTTTATTAATAAGACTTTAACCACGATTTATAATTACCATAACCAGCCGCATCAAGTTCCGCTGCTATCTGATCATCACTCCAGCCTTGCGCTGATAGTTCATTCATTCGCTTGGATACTGCTGCTTGTTCCTCTGCTGAATAAGTCGGTTGCCGTTTTACTGTAGGTGTTCCACCGCCGCCAGCCGTTGGCGTACCGTTTAATGCACCTTGCAATTTACCATAATAAGGGCTTTCGCTTTCGTCCTTATCCGGATTAGCTTTCACCCATGCCGTATGTTGCGCTGATAGTGTACGCAATACTTGCGCATTGTATCCACTAGTTCCGGACTGTGTAGCCGTTGGCGGTTTAACGTGAGTACCTACATATTTCATTGTGCCGTCTGTACCAACAATATATGTTTTACCGTCCGGCATAACTTTAATATTCTTAGCACCAAAGTTACCGATATTCTTCATTTGGCCGTCTGGTGTCATTACGAATACTTGGCCATTAGCAAATTGTTTAGCTTCAACCTTGCCATAACCGCCCATATCTTGGATAGTACCATCGCCCATGTTGTATCGTACAATGTGGCCATTTTGAGCGGATGCGAATTTATAATCCGGTTTATCAAGAGCCGCAATAGAATTCAAGTTATTCATATCAATCGTATTAGCACCGATTTTTCCGGCTAGATAGTTATATCTAGCAACGGCCGGCGCCAGTCCTTTAACACGTTTCGTGTTATAGGTATCTACGATCGGGTTGCCGTCTTTATCTTGTGTAAATACAAGATTATTCATAATTTGTTGTCGCATCGGTTCAAGCACTTTATCTTGATATTCGTTGACTTGTTGCGTATACATATTATTTATATCGGTTTGATATTGTTCGTTGGCTAAACCTTGCGCCGTCTTGAAATCAAAACCAGCTTTGACAAGGGCGAGAGTATTCGCCCCTAGTCGTTTGCGTGCTTCACTGGTTATAGTTGCTTTATCTGGTATAGAGTATTGGCCCGGCGCTTTATCCTCATTGGTACTACCATTTTCTACCAATTTGGGCGCCCCACGAAAAGGGTTGTTCGCCCTTTGTTGCATCATTTCTTGATACGTTTGCGGTACACCATTACCAATACCAGTATTATTTAGGTTTTCAAAGTTCCATAACCCTGTATTTTGTTGTGGTGGTTGAACTGGTGCAGCCGGTGCATCTGTGTTAGCTTGCATCGGTTGTGCTGGTGCGGCTGTTTGGCCCCATAATCCGATATTGTTCTTTTGCATCAAGTTATTGGCGAATGTGTTATTAGAATTTGACAATAACTGGTTAATTTGACCGGCGCTATTAGGTTGTTGCATACCCATTCCCGCCATACGGTTATTGTTATCCATAATTTGCGGTGTGTTTGGGTCTTGTTCGCCGCCAGCACCACCGCCACCGCCTAACATTGCTTGATACCCTTTAGCCATTTTGTTATTTTGCAATGCACCTAAACGATGCGAGAAATATTGACCGGCTAATTCGCCCAACGCCGCCCACGGTTCAAAGTCTTTTACGTAGATAACGCCCATTGTGTTATTCCTCTACTTTCTTATTATCTTCGGTTCCTTCGTCTACAGGTTCATCTTTCTTACTGGATTTTTTTGTAGTTTTCTTAGCTGGCTTTTCTTCCGGTTTTTCTTCCGATGCATCTGCAATAGCTTTCAATTCATCTTCATTGATACCTTCGGCCATAATACCGTTAGCATAGAATAAATTATCGCCAGTACATTGCAATTCGTATACCTGTTCAGTTTTGCCGGTTGGTTCACTAACTGTAACAGGTTCATAACCATTAACAGTCATTACTACTGTTTCGCCAACTACTAATTCACTAGCCAATTTTAAACCTTCCGGCGTTAAAAATTTCTCTGTGTCTGTGGTTGTTACGCCGAAAGATACAGTTTCAAGACGATGTGTTTCTTTTTCGCCCATATCATGCAATGCGATTACATCATTAACCGCATCTAATGTGATTACCTTATCACCATTTACAAATGTTTCGATTGCTTTTCCACCTTCTGGCGTTGCAATTTCTGTACCTGCTACGAAGCAAAAACCTTTCATAAGACCTCCAAAAAAACCGCCAGAACCTTGCTTAACCATTGTTTGTGCTGGTTGTGCTAGTCCATAGCGTAATGTCATATATCTATTAAGTAAATCTTCTTGATCCGCGTTATTCAACTGGCTCATAGAATAGTAATCTTTAGCCGGTTGAATAGCTGCGCTTTGTGTTGTTGCACCTGTATTAATTGGGTTTTGTGCTAACCCTTCTCGCTGACCTACTAGGCCGGCAGCAGTACCCGCATTATTCATCTGATTTGCATAACCTTGGTTCATTAGATTTGCTTGATTAATGATGCCGTTTTGGTTGTTGTTGTAGGTGTTACCCCATAGGCCCATTTTTGCACCGATACCGCTTAAATTATTATTAAGCGCTTGCGTATTGAGTGCAGCCGCTTGGCCTAAATCATTTGAATATTGTGCTGCAAGTGTATTTGATGCGTTCTTGCTAATATCATTTAATGCATTATCTGTAATAGATGAATTCACAATGCCGCGACTTGCTAGGCCAGAAACTGCATTGCCTACGGTCGCTTGTAAATCATTGTTCAACGCTTGCCGTCTGGCTTCAGAATACGCCGCCGGTAATTGGCCGTTTGTGATACTATCCATTGCATTTTGATTTTTCAATAATGCACCATTGTATTCACTAGCTAATTGATTTGCGCCGTTGTTCATAGCATCAACGCTGGCCCCTAACTGATTGGCATATCTTGTATTATCCGTTAGGTTTCTTGCGCCAGCCGTTGCCACTTGATTTTGCAATGCACCGATTGCATTCTGGTTGCCTTTATTGGTTCCCAGATATGCATTGTACATTTGGCGGTATTCCGGAGTTATTACATTGTTCAAGGCCTTATCGCCCATGCCTTGCAAGGTATTAGCGCTTTGATTGGTTTTATTAATCCAATTCATTTGGCCTTGTAATAATTGCTTTTCGTCGGCCGTTGCTTCCGGTACTTTAGCATCAATGCTGCTCACCTTCGACTTTTTGCCACCGCCGCCAAAAATTTGCAAGTCAAATTTAAACATGCTTTTCCTTTCTACAAAGTCGCTTCAAGGTGTTTACGCACCGTTTTCAGTACTTTGTAATTAAACCCATTATAGGTATAGTCCATAGTTGGAACGCGTTCCATGTTCCACTTTTTAATGAAACCGCGCACGCTTCGATGTGTTGCCGTTACAATCAATTCAAGATCATTCAACTTCATTACTTCAACAATATATTTACCTATAACTTTCATATCACCGTATGTCTGCCAGATAGTAAAATACCGTTCGCCCTCATATTCGTTGATACTCCAGAATAGAAAACCAGCATTTGGGAAGAATTTGAAATAATAATTGTATTTATCTTTGTAGTTGTTATTTTCATCGAAATAAAAACCGCTTAGACTGACTCGTTCGCCCGTGCGCCGCTCATAATCTTTTATCATATGTTCAAGGCTATCTAGTTTCATGTCTAATCTCCTATTCGTTCGATTGAGTATCTAAACGAAGTGTCCGCCGTAAATAACGCAACGTTTATATTGTTATTGAAAACACCGTCTATTAACAATCTATAATCAACATTTCCGGAATATTTTACCTTTATGGTTACTACAACTCTTCTGTTTTCACCACTTGTTACAGTTACATCGTACACTCTGTATTTTTCGTACTCCATGCTTATCCTGTACCTACCACGTGGAATAAATACAGTTTTTGTTTCCGTAAATGAACCGGTTACTTTTTTATTCCATGTAATCGTTTGAAAATCAACCGGATCATATTGTACAGAATACTCGCGCCCGTTAATTTCCGTTTTAAGCGGTGTTGATGTGTCGCCATATCGTGCATAATATTCTTTACCGTTAAACGGAACAGAAATAAACTTGCCACGAGTAACACTTTTATCTTCATGCAATTTAAAACGGTATGTTTGACCGTTTTTTTCTAATACGATATTAGGCATATTATTCAATCCTCAATTTAGCGCCATTTGGGAATGTTAGCGAATTATCCTTTTCAAACGTTGCCAAACGTTGCCATTCCTTCATGCCTTTTGTGTTTGTATCAAAACGGATAAAGGCTGCATTACTATTGGCAAAATATAATTGAGTGCCTAACACGCGATCTTCGCTTGTATACCATGGGAACATAACGCCAATACCCCAAAATTTATAACCCCATATATCGTAGTTGTTACATTCGCCAAATGTTAATCCGCTATAATTGGTTTTATTGTTAGCAAGATAATCTAAATCAATATGATTACTGGAAAGTCCCGGAACCTTTAACGTACCCGTCATAGTATCGCCGGCTTTTTTAACGCACGCTTCTGCACTTGTTGCGGTATCAGCAGTTTTTGCATGTTTTGCTTCGTCTGCACTTGCTGCATGCGTGGCTTCTTCTACAGTATCCGTTCTTTTGTAATAGATTTTTTCTAAATCTTTGATTGTTTCAGAAATTGCTTTTAATGTAGTCGCTGGGTTAGTAGTGAACTTTTCATCACCAGCTATTTTTTTGATTGTGTCAGCCAATGCATTAAGTATTTCTGTTAATAAATAGTCTTTACCGTCAACCCTACGTTTACCAATCACGGCATCGGTTGCCGTGTTTAGGTACGGATCATAATACTTGATTGACTTTACACGCGTTGCATCTGTTACCGCTATGGCTACCACTACACGTAAAATGCTTTTCCAATATGTACCTGTGTACACATTCATTTTTTCGCTTGTGGTGTTGTAGTACATTTTATCTGTTGCCGCTTCCGGTGCGTTTGGTTGTCGCAATGGTTCAAGTGTTGTACTGCCATAACTTAGGCCCCCAGATGCGGAGCGTTCGACATACAGATACGATGTACTATTGGCCGGTAGGCTCCATGCACTTTGCTTACGGGTTACCGTCTGCACATAATCAACCGCGCCATAATTGTTGAATCCGTCAGCGAATGACAAAAGAACCGGCGTTTGACTGCCGTCAATCATCACGCTTAAATTATCACCGGTTAAGAACGCAAATTCGCCATTGCTTACCTTACCACTTAACACGCGATTACGTAGGCCGCCACCACCGCCACCAGTACCACCGCTACCGGCTTTTAAGTCCATTTCTTTCGCAATATTTAATAATTCATTCCGGTTTTTCTCTATACTTTCCGGTACTGTATCGCCCTGTGGTGTAATATCCAAAGGGAATTTTTCTTTATATGCCATTATTAAACCTCTTCATATGTATAATCTAACTGGCGTAATGAAATAGCGCCCTTTTGAACGTTTATTTTAAACTGCACATTACGGTTAGCACCGCCACCAATTTTATACGCCTTCGTGTATTTATTGACGTTCATCAACGCTTTATAGTCGTAGGTCTTGAAATTAGCATAGTAGGTTTTAACCGCTTTACTAGCGAATTCAATTGGTTTAGGTTTCTTGTTTGAAATGCCAATAGTACCGTATCCGGGTATTAGGTTATGCGTTACAAAGTTATAGTTCATAATTAATATGAATTGTCTTGTTGCCAATCTATTGCCGCTTACTATTGACGTTTGAATTTGTACACTATCATCTGTATCTATGGTTTCATCTAGGATGCCGATTTTATTTCCGTAGGCTATATATACTTCTTTATCAACATTTACCGCATCATTGATGTTATGTGTGAATTTACGTGATGTGAACACGCCGCGCCCGTCCTCATATCTCGGTAAATAATGATAGATAAATACTGTATCACCGTTATATGGTCGTATCCAAAGTTGCTTACGACTAGGTATATGCCATGCTTCGCAATCTTTCGTAATGTATTTCAATAGATAGGAATTGATGTTCAACCCAGTTTCAAACGGTTGAATTTCTGCGTAGGTGTTAGTAGGCATAAAAGACATAAAGCCTTGATTGCCTAAATAATAGCTATGATCATCAATGCTTATCGTTGCGCCGCTACAATAACCCGTAGAGGATAAAGGATATACCGTTAAATTCCGTGCATCTGGCGTACCAATGACTTGATACACGCGCCCGTATTCCTTATATACGATAATTGCACGTGATAAGAAATCAACTGCGATAATGCTGCCTTGGTCTTTATACCCAACGTCTACATATTGCGCACTAGATGCATCATTTGAGTTGTGAGTCCATGCGTTATAGTCGCCTACGGCTGACCAATTTAACCGGTGCGAATGAGTAGATGCAACAAGTACACGCCCGGAATGACTTGATACTATATCGCACACCGGACTTTCTAGTGTTGCCAACTTGCCAGCACCAGAAATAACTTGCAACTTATCACCGCTTGCTATTAGAATGTCGCCACCAAATGCATGATATTTCGGCTTTCCCGTGCCATTCAACGCACCCAATAATTTATTGCTGCTGAAATCGGTTTCGTAAAGATTACGTCCGCTAGAAAAGTACCATTTATTACGATACACGTCATAATATAAGGTTTCGACTGGCAACCCAAAATCATACAATACACGAACGCCCGGAACGGTACGGAGTGCATTATCCGTTCTATCAAATTCGCATTGCCTAGCCTGTGTCAAGGCTTGAACGTCGATATTTTCCGGTGGGTTACTCCAATCAAGGCCCAATCTGAAACCATTTGTCATGGCTACTTGTTTTACGCCCATTATGTTATACCCCGTGCCACCTTAATTTGTTCCGTGATGTAGTCTATGAACTGCTTATCATAGGCAGCATAATCGGTCATAAGTGATTTTTTCTTCACCATGAAAGATACAAGCTGCACCAAATAACTATAAAAGAATTCAGAAAACGGAATAGTATCGTCCAATTCATCAACGTGATTTTTGCGTACGCTATAAAATACTTGATTAACCGTTTCTCCGTCATACGTTTCAAATGTTCCATTGATGATGCGGATAGGATACCCAGTTTTAGGCACAAACCCCATGAAGTCAGAAGGAACCGCCCTTTTATCCGGTATGTCCATATTTTTAACTACTTCCCGATCTTTGATACTAACTAAAATAGTCGTTAGCCAGTCAATAGCTGCGTTGATGTACTGGATATATTCTAGTTGTTCGTCAAGAATTTCGTTCGACTCTACATTAACAAGAGTAATCAATTCGCTTACGACCATAGTTCCAATACCCTTCCGCAATTACGCAATCATTACCACCTAAGCCATTATTAATTGATTGCAACGCATTAACCATATTTGCTGAAATTCCAGAAATATCAAGGTTCATTACACGATATACGATATAATCAACTAACAATGTTTCAAGTTCCGCCGGCAAGTCGCTTTCATCTTCGAGCATCTTATAACCAGCAGTCTTTATATAATCAACGGTGATTTTCTGCTCTTTGTCAGCATCAAATACCACCGTTTGCAAATTCAATACTTGATACCCTTGCACGTCCGCATCATCTGCCTTGACATTCAATATGCTAATGCATTGAAACGGTAATACAATTCGCCCGCGCCCCTTACCTTCAAAAGTACCCCTTGCAAGGCTTGGGCAATATTGACCGATTAGGGCATTTAATAAGTGATTGCCTTCGTTGTAATACTCCAATAAATAATACGGAGTATATTGTTCTTGCGAGGTATCGCCTATTTGCATGAACGCCCTATTGATTATGTGCTTTACGTTCATATTCACCCCATATAAGAATAAAGGCGGGTGTTACCCCGCCTATACCTTTGAAATTACGCTTCTACTACGCCACCAGTCATAACATTGATTACGCCGTAATCTTTGTCGTTGAATTTGGATTTTTCGATTGCGCCATAGAAAGCAATACCATTACCTTCTACGTTGCCGTAGTCGTCCACTTGTTTGATGTGTTTGGCTGGGCGAGATACCGCAAAACATGCCGCTTGTTTACCAAGCAACAAGTTATGACATACGTTAGCGTTAGATGCGCCTGTTTTGTCGTTCAATACGCGTTCGTATTCGTACAAAATAACGCCGTCATATTCGCCTAATGCACCTGTGAAGATAGGGTTTTTAGAACCGCGAATGTTAGCGTTTTGTTGTGCTGCAAGCCATTTCGCATCATCTTTCAAATCACGAGCCGCCCACGTAGATACTAACATGATGTATTTATCCATGCCGTCAACCTTGATTGGGGCAACTTTTGGCCCATGCATTTTCGCTTTACGTTTCGCACGAGAGATAATCGTAGTAGTCAACTTATCGTTTGCCGTGATAGATGCTTGCGTACCAGCCGCGGAAGCATACAATGTTTCACCAGCGGTAGGAGATGCGGAAAGTTTAGCAATTAACTTGTTATCTTGCCAATCAGCTAACCATTGTTTTAACGCACCTTTGATTTCTTTTAACATGTCATATTGTGTTTTTTGGTCGTCCGCTTCAAAGCGAGATACCGCATTACGTACTAATTGAGTTTGTACGGTGAAGTCGTAGATGTTCAATGTTTCTTCATTGCCGGTCAATGTCGCGCGGTTACCTTCAACGCCAGCACCGCTTAAATTCATCATTAAACCGAATGTTACTGCATCACCTTTTACGCCTTCTAAGTCTTTGTTTTTGTGTACAACGTTAGATCCGTCAAGTGCGGTGAATTTATCGAAGAAAGACTCTTTTAAGCCTTCATGCCACACTTTTTTAGTCCAAATCTTAGGGACTAACGCCGCTGGAATAGTAAATTGATTTCTTTGTTCTGCCATATTTTACCTCTTATAATTCGTCTAAATAATCGCGTACCTCCTTAGGCAATGCATCTAAATTGCCTGTGTCGTACGCTTTCAAAATATCTTCTTCCGTTAATTTATTAGGTGTTGGAACGCCACCATTTAACGCACCAGCCTTTGGCAATGTTGCCGCTACTTCTAGTGGGTTGTTTGGTACTTCGGTACTTGTTGCCAGTTCATTTTGCACTTCTTTAACAAACTTCCTAATTGTTTCAAAATCGGCTTCCGTACCTTCGCCAATATCAACGCGATAAAAGGCATCGTTAATTGGTTGTGCATCGCGCATCATCATTCCGTTTAACTTGTCTAAACCGCGTTGATACAACTCATTAAAGTTTGGTAGCGATTTAATTTCATTTACGAAATTTTGGTTAGTTTGTCGTTGTTGGTGTACTGCGATTTGCTGATTAGTAATTGCATATTCTGCATTAGCTTCAAAGCGAATGAAAGCGTTATACTTTTCAGCATCTTCAAACATCAAACTTTCTAAATCTTCCGCCGTCATATCAAAGCGTTTCAATGCTTCACGGCGTACAAAGTCGCGAATATTTGATACTTCCTCTTGCGGCAACTCAATAGGTTTCTGTTGTGCTTCAAATTGTCTAGCACGTTCTTCCGCCGCTTTACGTCTTGCGCGCTCCTGTGCAAGTGCCGCTTTTAAGTTCTGATCGTTCGCATGATTTTCTTCTTCCGTTTCACCTTCGTTAGTATTCGGCGTTTCTGTTTCTACTTCCGCATCATTCGCATCACTTTCCGGTGTTTCAGTAGAGGGAACATCGTTTGCACCTTCCTGTGTATTCGTTTCTTCGGTTGTATCTTCCAGTTCTACGCCTGCGTTTTCTAAATCTTCTGGAGTGAAACCAGCTTCTTCGATGTTTACTAAATCTTTTTCCATATCAAATACTCCTTTGCCTTTTAACGTCATTGCCGGACGAATATAAGAATATGGCAGTTTAACGCCGTTGCCGGGCGAGTATATAAGTTCAAGTAGTTTAACGCCATTACTTAGGGCGAAATATAAAAAACGCCCCATATAGGAGCGTTTTATTATTGTGTTGATAGTTTATATTACATACCGCCTAAATCGTTCATAGGTGGCAAAATTGGCGGTGCATTTTGAATGTTTTGTTGTCTACCTTTCAAGGCTAACCGTTCCGCCATAATTTGTTGCGGCGAAATTTCAACGCCTAGCGTTTGTAAGTACATGCTTAATGCTTCTGCTGGCATATCATCTAGGCTACCGCTAACACGTAATTCTGGCATAGCCGGCTTTTCTGCCGCTTGTTGTATCCGTTTCTTAACCGCTTCTTTTTCTGGGAAGTCCATAAAGTCAAGGATAATATCCATAGGGATATCAACGCCGCTTTTCTTGGCTTCCAATAATTGATATAGGTTAGCCTTGCGAGCCGTTGCGCTTGCTTGGCTTGTACTAATCACAATATCAAAATCAAAGCAGCTTAGATCATATAGCACCTGTTTAATTGGGTTACCTTCTTGGTCTAATTGCGGTTGACCTAGTGCATCAGTTATAACCTGTTCTTGCATTGGTTGATTAAGGCCCGGTGTAATCTGTACAAATTCCTTTTGTCCATCATCGCCCATGATGCGCATTGCTTTATCTTGATTATAGAATTGAGGAATTAACCCCGGAGCATTCTTTTCACCCCATAAGAGTTTTACAATTTGCCGTTCTGCTTCTTTCGCCTGTTCAAATATGCCAGCCGTTTGAACTGTTGTTACAGATTGACGGAGATCGATTGCCTTACCACTCATAGAGCCAATGCTACCGGAAAGGCTTTCCGGAGTTATGCCGCTAATCGAATAAAAGTCGTTGTCCGCTTGTTGTTCCAAAGTTAGATTAATAGCGCTATCCATTGACGGCGTACCGTCTTGGAATGTAACACCCGGCTTCAAGAATATATTTGCTCCCGGTGTTGTGCTTTTCTTTTCGATCGTTTTCTTATCGTGTTCATCTATTTGACCTTGCCAGAACCTAACACCTAAGGACTGTTGATTAACAACATGCATACGCTGGCTTCTATTCTTATTTTTTTCGCGTTGCGCATCTTTAAGATCACGCACAACGCCGGCTGGTTCTAGTTCATCATCTGCTAGTTCACCGGTATAGTAACAATATTCACGCACTAACGGGAATTTACCGTGCTTATAAGGACTTTCGCCCTCTTCTAACAGCACACTATCGGAGAATGTTGCATATCTGATTTTAGTATCTGGTATGCTAGTAGGTTTCTTTCCTGTAGCCAGTAACACAACAAATAGCGGGTTGTTTTCATCAATTAACCCCTCTTTTGTCATGTATACGTTCTTTTTGCCGTATTCCTTGTACCAGTATTGAACTACACGAACCTTTTTATACTTTTCGTTGTACCATAACGCTTCACCGTTAATGGTTTCAATCGTGCCGGTTTCTAGTTCTGTATCGTCATATTTATGACTCAACATATCAATTTCATTAGCCTTATCCGGATATACCTGTTTCAGCTTTCTTGTGCTTTCCCAACTATACCGACCAACAAATTGAGCATCGCTTAAGTTTTCTTCTGTGCTTTCCGGATCTACGAACACATCAAACGGAGAAACACGTTCGATTTTAATTGCTCCGTCTAATTTGTTGTAATCAAATTCATAGCTTACCCAGTAATTGGCTAAACCGCATATGATTTTATCGCGGAAACATTTCCCCTTATTGCGTTGATAGTGCGCGCGGTCTAAGCAGTATTTTGTAATACCTTTCGCAACGCGGCTTATTCTATCATCTTCTTCGGAGCGTGGTAAGAAGTCCGGTTCTGTTTCATTCTGCGATGCATAACCACACAACAGATTAACAGTTGCCCGTATTCTATTGATTGTAATCACAGGGCGACCAGCTTCACGCATCTTTTTTAAATCAGCATCTTCCCATTGCTTGCCTTGCATAAATGCATAATCTTCGGCAGCATTTCGCCGCCAGTTTGACGTAGCACTCAATGCACTTTTAACATTCGCTTTCGCTTCGTATATATCAAATGTTTGTTCTATGTTCATTACTCCACCATTTCAGAACCATATATCATATCGTACATTTGTTCTATTTGCCATTGTGGCATTGCTCGTGCAAATTTCGCCAATTCCGCATCGGTGTATTTCGCCGGAATAATAACGCCCTTTTCTTCTCGTTCGCCGTATTCTGACTTTAACACCTTATAGGCGTAATCTCGTAACGCCTTTTCACTCATACGCCCCATGCAGTACCTTCCCCTTCTGTATCATCATCGTATCTATAACCGTCATTAAATTGTTTGTTAGGCTTAACAGATTTAACAGGCCGCGCCATACACATATAACGCACCGCATCATATGCATGATCTTCTTGTTTTGTGTCTACATCTTCAACTTTAATTTTGTCGTATGTTAAAGCTGGCAGCGTGCGTATTAAGTGTACGCAATTACTAAATATCTTTAACTTGCCTTCTTTTAGCCGTTGGTGTACTTGCATAAGTCCGGCCAATCTATCATTATCAGCACGCACCCAGTACACGCCTTCCGTTGCAAATATTTCCGCAATCGTTGGCCCGTCATGTCCTGTGCGCTGCCATATAGCGGGGTCTGCTACTCCTTGATAGTCCTTTAGGTGTTCTATCTTTTGTGCTACTTCCCGCGCGGTTTCTTGCGTTCCTGTATCCGGCATGCCCGGCTTGCACCCGTAATATTCACCAGTAATATATAATACGTCGTCATAATCAACCGCATAGGAATATACTGCATACGGCTTCGTATATCCCCAGTCCATTGAACGATACCGTTGCCAATGATGCGGTATTTCAAATGGTTCTATAACGTGCTTATCATTTCTGAATTCCGTAAATACTTGACCTTCGAATATATTCCAGTCGCCGTCTAAGTATGCTTTACGTAGTTTTTCCGGTAATGTATTTAACGCATCTATATAATTCTGTGATAGATGCGGGTTATCGCTTGCCCTTGCTTGGATATATGCAATCTTATCCGCTAACGGTTGCATTTCCTTTGTAAAGTTTCTATCTATAAATAAATCTTTTACCCACATATGGCCTTTACCGCCCGGATTAGTTGCAGCTATTAACTTAGTATCAGTTATACCAGTCCAGCGTAACCGCATGCGCAAAAAGTCGAATACATCGCGACTGTTCAAGGTTAATTCATCAATAGCAATAGCAGCGAATTCGCTTGAAAGGTATTTGCTTGGCTTATCCAAATTTCTAAAACAGATAACGCCGCCGCCCAATTCATCATTCAATGTGAATTCGTGGTTACTTTCCTTATAGGTTCCTAACCATTCCGGAAACTCCATTTTGATTTTAGAGATTTGACGATCATCAAGGCTTGGGTAATCTTCACAAAACAACCCAACACGTATGCCTTTAATTCCTGTTTTAATAAACCAGTCGATTAAAAGCCAAATTAAACCCCAGCGGAGTATATATGATTTACCACCACCAGCAGCGCCGCCATATAGTGTATATATGTTTTGCTTAACTGCCCTTAAAAATTCTTTTTGTTTTGGTGTTGGCCGTATCACATCGCGAAACAGATTTGTTTTACTCATCTGTATCACTCAATTCATTATTATCAATAACTAACTTAACGGCGCTTTCTGTTGTGATTTCCTGTTGTATCTTATCACGCCATTCTTTAGACTTGCGATTTTTAAGCCAGAATATAATTGCCGTAGTGTTTCCCTTTAACGCTTCCTTATATAGTGCATTTTCAACTTGCAAATCTGCTTCATCTTTTCCTATTTTTAGGGCGTTCGATATTTTCGGTGATTTCTTGCGCCATTCCCATAAGGTAGAAACAACAATACCCATATTGCTGGCTATCTGTTCATTTGTTAAACCGTTACGCGCCCAACCTTGTAACAGTAAAATCTTTTCTTCTGCTTCCCAATCTTTATATGTAGTCTTTGCCATTGTTTCACCTCCCTCATTTTAGAATGTTATTGTCTTTTGCTTTCATACGCCTATGTGATCGCTGACATATTCCGGCTGCTTGCTTAGATGCGTGTTGGCTAGTGCAATATGTTTGGCATCGTCCGTTATATTCGATTGTTTCAGCCGTGCATATGCCGTGCTTGTCATTGTTCAAACAATGCTTTCTATCGCAATGAATTTGCGTCATATTGCTACCCTTTCAAATAATCACATTACACATTTCGTGTAATTTTAAAAATACGGTTGACGTGTCGCGGTTACCGTGTTATACTCTAATCAAGGTAAGGGAAACGAACCCCAATAGTTAATCACAAGGAGAAACAAAAATGTACACATTAAAAGACTTGAACTCAACTCAAACTTGGAACTTCGATAACCAATCACAAGCATCTGAATTTATTTCAACTATATCATTCGGTTTTGAGTGGCAATTACTAGATAACAACAATCAAGTTATTGCAACTCACTTTTATGAATAAGGAGATTAAATAATGACCACTTCAAGCAACAAAATAAAAGAGGCCCGTTTAAAAGCGGGTCTCACTCAAAAGGCTGCGGCTGAATATTTAGAAATGCCACTCCGCACATTCCAAGATTGGGAATACGGTTCTAACGCCCCTAAATATGTAATCAATATGGCGGTTAAAATGTTAAATGCAATTCAAAAGAATAAATAGGAGAATAAAACAATGCAAATGACTATCCAAGAAATTAAAAACGCGATCAAATACAATGAACTTAATAACATTGAAACACTTCAAGCTACCTATACAGGTATCAAACACAATAATGACGGTATAATTCAAACACTAGGTTATGACGATTTAAGCAACATTGTTATGATGCTTCGTTATATAGCTGAAAAATGCGAATTGCTTCGCCGCCGCACTAATTCGATATATGATGCGTTCGCCGCTTTTAATCTGCGTGAAACAATATTCGATACTATAGATGAGTACCAACAAGAAATGAACAATCAAATACGCCATATGTTAGCCGCTAGATAATAGCGGCTTTTTTAATTACTCAAAACCAAACACGCCACAACTTAATGTGATCTGACATCAAAACAATTTGGGTTAATTTGGTCTAAAACCTTTACATAATAAATGCAGCATGTTTAGTTTTCAACAATTAAATGTTGCTTTTATACAAAAAACAGGATATATCGCCGTGGATATACCCCATTTTATTTTAGTTTTATTCATTTTGTTTGTATGTTCTAAACAAATACCGGCAATCTATGAAATCGTACAAATAGTTATGGTATTAGGAAGTACATATTTAACAAGGATCGTATCTCAAATAGCATGTGTTCGTTGAAAGGAATTTAACGCCGGTATCTGTTTACAACACACAAGGGGAACTTTCAAGGCTCCCCAAGGTGTCGTATGTTTAATAGGAGAATTTAGTCAATGTCGTTCAAAGCTACATATGACACTATAATTATACTATATTATGCTTTTCCGCATGCTTCCGATATAGTCCGATGTATTCCGACTTTTACCGTTTTAGCGGTATGCATGCTTGGGTAATATGTATGATGTAAATAATACCCTACTTTAACGAGTCCAGCCGTCTTTAACTCGCTGGCTTGCGACTTTTCTAGATCTGTAAAGTATCTAGCATGTTTAGCGCTTTTACCGCCAACATATTCACGCATCAATAGTATATTTTCTTTTCCGCTGGTGGTGCAGTTGATAATATCTGCTGCGGTTTCCCGCTCGTCAATCAACGCCCCTATTTCCCTTTGTACTGCATCGCGCTTACTTTCAAGGCGTATAATTTGTTGCTCCAGTCCGCCCGGTGTTCCGCCACCTGTTAGGCGTTCCTTTGAGTAGTCAACGGCGCCTATAGTTATAATATCGCTTTGCAAATGCTTTAGATCTTCTTTCAATGAATTGATTTTCATTGTAATTAATTTAATCGGTTCTAGGTACTCTTTGGCTAATTCTCTGTATTCTTTATCCGTCATATATTCCCCTTTATCTCATGTTTTTAACTGTTTCCCCTAGCATGTTTAGATAGTCCTGTAAATTGGTTTTGATGGCATCGTTTACTATTTGGATATTGTCAGTCGTTACATAGCTGGCAATTAGCATTTTATACATCGCATCTTTAGTCGGAACTAATACCGCGATCATACCGCTAATCACAAACGCCACAAATAACGCAATTATTTTTCCTTTGTGTGGTTTAAGTTGTTCCCGTGCATAATCATCAATGATATACATAACACCAGTAACAAGCGTTATGAACGCCAACGTAATAAAAACAAGGTTATTTATCACATCTAAATTATGCAGCACCTCAATTAAGTACAAATACATCGGATTAATAATAGGCATTATACATTTCCCCTTTCGCCTACAACATTATCTTTTTACGAAATAATCTTTTTCTTCCGACTATCCATCAATAATCATCTTCTTCTACTTTGCTATAATCCTTTTCAAATTCATTTGTCTCGTAAACTCTAAATTTACCTTTATTATTTTTAGCAATGTAATCACTTACATGACATGTGATCACTTCATTATCTGTTGTAATTTCTAATGATGTGTTCTCATACCAATCAATACCAATTACATTATCAACAAAATCAACAATTTCCATAACATTAGTGCCGTTGTATTGTATAGCTTGAATTTCACTAACCTTTTTCACATATCTTTTAGACACTTTCTATACACTCTCCCTTTTCCTCATTAATGTAATTCACCTCTTATAATAGGGCGGATATTTCACCGCCCACCTTTCTTTATTTAAAATAACTATTTGCCAGTACTACCAATACCACCAGTACCGCGCGCCGTTTCTGTTAGTTCATCAACTTCTAACAACTTTAATGCGCCAACCGGTACAAGAATACCTTGCAACAATCTATCACCCTTTTGGATTAAATACGCATCATTGCTGGTATTTTTGAATATACCTTTGATTTCCCCTCGGTAATCTGCATCAATTACGCCAAATGAGTTTGGAATAACTAAAGGCGTTTTACTCATGCTCGATCTTGGGGCAAGCATTAACATATACCCCTTTGGAATTTCCATTGCTAAACCTAGCGTTACATATTGCGTTTGATGTGGTTCTATAGTTATGCTTTCCGGCTGGTAAAAGTCCATTCCCGCAGCATCTTCGCTACCGATTTTAGGCATTAGCACGCTCGACATGCATCGTTTTACCTTGATAACGTCCGCATTATAGCGTTTATATCCTAACACGCGTTTAATTTTATTAAGCAGTTTCATTTGTATCCTCACTTCAATAACGCTTCTAATACTTTATTTTTCCTGTCCATTATCCGTATTTCTGCCCGTGGGTTTTCTTTGTCTATACCCGCTATACAACTATCACCATAAGAACATATCCATTTATCATCATCAATGACTTTGGCTTTTGTTAATATATCGCTAGTCGCTTGTAGTAATCCAATTAAATCCGGCCAGCTTCTTTTATTTGGAAGATAGTATTTACATTCAACAACCACAATGCCAGATATATGCAATTTCTTGCCGGCTAACTGCCATAAACAAGCATCTTCATAATTTTCGTATGCTTCCGACGGAATTATAATGCGTTTTCCATTCTTAAATACGATACGCCCGCTATTCTTTTTAGTTGCTGGCCGTCCTTTTAATGTAATATCAATCACGCTCATAAGGAACCACCGTTAATCTTTCCGCTAAATCAACTTTATCGCAATCAATTTCTTCAATTCCAAATTCACCACAATTACTGCTCCAACTAGTCAAGCCGCCACCAAAATAACGAACCTTACCGGGTTTATATCCAGCAAAATGCCTTTTTAATTTCATTACCTTGGTTTTTACAACTATTGGCGTATCAATCTGAACCTTTTCCCAATCCACTACACCCAATAGTGCCGCAATGGAATATTTACGTGTATTCGGATTTAGCCCCAGTACCTTACATGGAATTCTTGGTGTATGATCGCGTATCTTGAAATTGCCACCGTTTTCTATAAACGTAGGATTTACAAAGAACGCATACACACCTTCAATTTTGATATCCCTATACCCTTCGTTATACATTTGCTCTAATAGCCATTTTTGCTCATTTGTCATTTTATAATTCCCCTTCTAACATCAATTGTTTTGCCGTTGTTTTAATTAGATACACGTTCTTTTCTAAACTGTTACTGTGTCCGTACAAACTTTCTAGTGTTACGCTAATCCTACAAGAACGCTTGTTTTTATCTTTTCGCCTGTACATTAAGTTGTAATGCCCTTCGGCACCTATACAACTTTCTATTAATTCTGGCTTTATAATTTCGTCGCCAATAACAACCGTTAAAGCGCTTTCTAATAGATCGCGTTTGTATTCTTTGGTAATTCTATCCAATATAACGCTTTTCATCATCGCCACCATATGCATTTACCTTCATAATATGCTTTCCTATTTCTTCTACTACGTTCACAGTAACGGCATTACCAGCTTGTTTATAAAGCTGACTGTTACTATTTACTACGGCCGCTTTCTCAAACTGTTCATCCGTAAAGCCTTGTAGTCTCCAGCATTCTTTAGGCGTCAATTTTCTAATACGTACTGGGTTTTCATCAATCAACACCCCGAAGTTATTGCCAGTTGTTAATGTACCTGATCGCTGCGGTTGCACTCTTCCTCTTCTGGTTTCACTTTCCGGATAGCCTAAGTAAATCCCATCACCGCATTGCGCCACATCATATCCTCGGCTATTTGCTGATTTAATCAATATACCGTGTCTATCTTGACTTGTTAGTGTGAAAGCGGGTTCGCCCTCTTCTTTTAACCTACGCCCATTTTGTCGTTTTTCTAATCTATCTGGTATAAGTATTGCTTGAACACTAACTACTCCACTATTTACGCCATCATGATTAGTAACGCCTGCTGTATATCTTGCGGTTAAGCACCGTGCATTTTCAGTTACTTTTACTTTGTTATTACACAAGTCGATAAAACTGCACTCAGTTTCAATCTCATATAAACCTGTTTTTGCGCCCATGCCACCTCCCAAAGCAGATAATGTACAACTAACACCATTAGGATTATATACGCGTTCGCCTTGTGGTCCACCTATAGTCTGTTTAAGAGTTGCTGTGTTTTCTCTTCTGATAGGTAGTAACTTTCCGGGACATCTGTCTCCATAATATCCAACAATATACACACGTTCTCTGTTTTGAGGGACTCCGTAGTCTTTGGAATTGTACACTTTCCATTCGATACAGTACCCTCTTTCTGCCATTTCACTAACAACGGTGAGGAATCCGCCCCCCCCGTCGATTGATAACAAATTCTTAACGTTTTCACACATAATCCATTGGGGTTTATTTTCTTTGCACTCATCTAACAACCTCATGATTTCATAAAACAGACCACTTCTAGTACCTTCTTTAATTCCCTTTTGCTTACCAGCTATGCTTATGTCTTGGCAAGGAAAGCCAAACGTCCACAGGTCAGCCTTTGGCAAGTCCTTCCCTTTAACTTTCGTAACATCGTTACCAAACCATAAATTATCTGTATCATACATTGCGCGGTACGATGCTTGCGCGAACTTATCAAACTCACACCAGCCAACGCACTCCATTCCGGCCCTTTCTAAACCGGAATGGAACCCACCAATACCGCTAAAAAAATCTATAAACTTCATGTATTCCCCTTCATCAAAACATATCACCACTCAATATAGTGTTTATACTTGTTAGATCGATCATACTCATTGCATCATATTCACACAGCCACGCCAAACAATGTCGCCCATGTTTTAACTCCATTACTCTGGCACTTCCTCAACTTCAATTAAGCACGTAATTGGCGATACAGAAACAAAGGCATTTGTAACTTCATCTGTAAACATTATGACCTTTTCATAGCCATCATTCACATTACTCAATCTGTTATTATATACATCAATTGCACGTTCGTTATCATATTTAGAATTATAGGTTTTTGTAACATATCTTCTAGTCGCTCCATTTAGAAATACTGTTATCTGTAACATATTTACTCCTCACCTTTAAAAAACACCAACCAAACCGTTTTACCTCGCCGCTGCCCTAGAATTGGTTCAACCGGCAATAATGGTCGCACTTTTGGCAACGTTATTTGTTCTTCATTCCATTTGAATATTAAAGTTCCATTTTTCTTTAATACTCGCCAACATTCCGCAAAGCCTTGTTTTATATCCTCTTTCCAGTCCGGCCCTAACCGCCCGTATTTTAAGGCTAAAAATGATTTATCACCAGCACTAACCAAATGCGGCGGATCAAACACAACTAAATAAAACGTTTCATCTTCAAAAGGCATTTTCCGGAAATCTGCAACAATATCCGGTTTTACAATTAACCTTCTACCGTCGCAAAGAGTTGTGTTTTCCGTTCTGTTATCCATGTAAACCGTTTCTTTATGTTCTCTATCAAACCAGAACATTTTAGAACCACAACACGCATCTAATATCTTCATAGCGCCCCTATTTTAATCATTTCCATTAACCCGCCAGCAATCAACGCCAGAGCAATAGTTGATACAAATAATCCTAATACCGTATTTCCGGCAACATTGAATAAACCTAGCAACCATAACACCATAGAAACAATAAACGCAAAACCTAAAGCTTTTACTAATAGCACAAGCACTATATACACAAAAAGCGCAATATTTTTCATTTTTTTATCTCCTTATTTTCAAATGGATTTATTGTTTCAAAAATCACGAACGATGTATTTTTATATCCGTTACGTTCTTCCCATTTGCGAAAGACTTTTGTTAATTCTTCTTGCAATTCATCTATATGTTCTTGTTTTACATCTAGTAGATAATCTTCCGACCATTCTGCTATTTCATCGTCAAGATCATATTCCGCAACATCTTCAATAACACGTTCTGCATCAACAGTTGGAATATAATAATATGGGTTTCCAACTCTAATCATCGGTACTTCTTCCGCTGGGTATGTATCCGCAAAATCTTTCACGGCATCTTCAATGCTTTTTTGCGGATACCCTACATACCCACCAAAACACCAGCACCACTCATTCTCGTTTTTTTTACTAGCATTTTTACTCGCTCCTTACCAAGATTGGCTATCGCTATATTCATTAAAATATACCTCTGTATTCGTACGTTTCTTCCTCAAATCAACATTGACTATATACAGATAATCACCAGCCACAAAAACTACATCATATGTACCATTAAACTTTTTTCTTCTAGCAACCTCTTTATATCTAGTGTTTTTGCATAATTTTCTTATTGCATTAACCGCATATATACTTACAACACTCATGTTTTATACTTCCTTTTTCAGAATGGAACATTTTCATCGTTGCTTTTATCATCTGTAAAATTTTCAAAGTTACTTTCCGTTGCCGTATCATTCAATGCGGATACACCAACGAAACCGGCGATTACTTCCGTAACGTATTTCTTTTGTCCGTTGCTATCTTCATAAGAACGTGTTTGAATACGCCCCTCTACGAATAAGCGGTTTCCTTTGCGGTAATTTCCTACTGCTTCGCCTAGCTTGCCCCAAGCCACACAGTTGATGAAAGCAGTTTGTTCTTTCGTTTCATTTGTCGCGCTATCAACATAAGTATTGCTTGCCGCCACTGTAAAAGTAGCCACCGCACGTCCGGATTGTGTATATCGCACTTCTGGATCACGTGCTAAATTACCTAAAATTTGTACTGTGTTCATTTATCCCCCTATTGCTTGTTTCAACAATTCTTTTCCCTCGTCAGATATTTCACTTTCCTCGATTATTTTTGCAACATCAACTGGTGCTTTGGCTACTTCTACCAAGTTACCAGTAGCAGTCATTTCGATTTTCTTTTGCCCAGCGTTTAGTAACGCTCGTTCCTTTTCTGCTTTTTCCCTTGCCTTTAACAATAAGTGATTGTCTTTGATTGAATTAGACAACCGCAATCGTTCACGTTCCCTTATTTCTTGCGACTCATAGTTCCTCACGAACTGCGAACGGCAAGACATCTCGTTGAAGTTATCTCCGTTTTGAGGGTCAAACGATTTCCATATTGCCTTAGCACATTGTTTCGTTAACCCATCTAGTTTATCTAACCCTTTATCGTAGCCATATGATCGTGCCACTTGATATACCCTTTCCCATGCATCTTGTGCAGTCGGAAGTTCCTCATGTGCATTTACAAAAGCACTTAATGCAGAACATTCCTCTCTAATTTCTGCAATCGTTGGTAAGAATTTACATCTATCAATCAGATTGCTTATCGCTTGTTCAAGGGTAACTGGGTTTACGTTGGATAACTTTGTTACATATAACATCATGCGTTGCTCTGACATATCAGTAGACCACGCTATCTGTAACATCGATAGTGCTTTCAAGGTCTGTTGTTGGTTGTTCAGTATCTACACCCCCTAACTTATTCATCAAGTTATTAACTACGTTGATTGCATCTTCCTTGCTATTCTTTTTAGAATTAGATTTTCTGTATTCGCTACGCTCCCATGTTCTAACCGCTGCTTTCCAATCTTTCATGGAATTTTTACCAACTTTCCAGCCGTTGCTTTCATAGTAATCAAAAAAATGTTCAGCGTTTACATTGTTGTTGCGTTCGATACAGTATTGTTCAATGTCAGAGATAGTCGGTTTTTCAAAACGCTTGCGTTTTGTTGTAGTACTTTTTGCACTACTATCTTTCTCTATCTCTAACTCTAACTCTTTCTCTATCTCTAACTCTATCTCTGGTGTAGATTTCTCTAAGATTTCTTCAAGATTTCTTGATTGAGTTATTTTCTTTTGTTTACGTTCCTCTGATATTCTTCTGTCATAAAGCCTTTGCCTATCAGCCTCTGTACTGCCTTTGCCTATGAAGTTCTGAATATCCAACATATAGATAGCACCATTTTCTAGTACTTCTATAAGTCCTAGTTCTTTAAACATAGATAACGCTTGTTTGATAGTTCCTACTTGATGCCCTGTTACGCTTGCCAGCATTTCTGTGTTGTAAGGAATGCGATCATTAACCACCAACTTTCCATCATTCTTTAGACTTCGTAGATAGAGTTTCAAAAGAATATTACTGTACAAGTAGCCGTCTTTCATGCTTTCTAATATCTTCAACTCATCACTATCAAAGAAATTATCTTTTAATCTAAGATAGTAATATTTTTTGTTATCACTCATAGACTAACCATTAACCAACGCTTACGCATTTAACTTTTGGTTGCGTTTGTTCAATTACATCTAACACATCTTTCAATTCTGTAATTTCTTTTTCATTTACTTTGTATTCGGCTTGTGTTTGTTCTAATTTCTCAATGCGTTTCTTAACATATAGTTCAACAACATCAATTCTTTTCATATTGTTTCATCCTTTCCATAATGATTGTTTCTAGCTTTAATTTGGTTTCCTTTGCAAATACTCCGTGTGCTAAGTTTTCATGGCAATATCTACACAAACACGCTAGGTTATTTAATTCACTTGTACCGCCTCTACCCCTAGGCAATATGTGGTGTACCTCTGTAGCAGGCGCTCCACATATTACACAACACGGATAGCCATCTATACTATCTCGTTCAATAGCTTGTGGTCTTGTTATTTTGTAAAGTTTATCGTCATTCTTTTTCCTTTTGTTCACTCTCCCACCCCTCTATAAGAGATTGGATGTACTCACTAGGTTCTAATTTGATACCTAGTTGTTCACATTCATCTGTTAGACAGTCAATAAGCCTTGCCATTTCTTTTGTGTTATATACGCTGCTGCCGTGATAGCACATAATATTGTGATACCCTTTTAAGCTTTGACATTCACCAGCATCTTCGGCTATCCATCCTAGTCCGTGTCCTTGCCATATTTGGATGTAGCGTTCGACTGCATCCTCTCTTACTGGTACATATGAGAAATGTCCACAATCTTTTATTGCCTTGCGGTATACATCCTCTTTAGACATATACGAATGATTGCTCATCACTTCCGCTATTTTTTGACACAGAACCCAGCAATATGCATTAGCGTTCATACTGCGTGATTTTGATTTCTTTTTGATTTCAATCACGTATTCTTTTTCTTTGTCTAATTTCGCTAGATCATTGTCATGTGGTGCTGGTATTACTACCATTACACCCAGCGGACTTCTTATTAAATCTATGTTGTTTGTTGTCCACTTCATCGTTGTGCATACCTTTTAGCATTAACCCAGTTAAATGCTTGTTGGTAGTGGTCTTGCTTTAGTTCTGCTGGTTTACTTACTTTGAAAGTTTCGGTTACATAATGTACTAACTCTTCCTCACTAATGCCACCTTGTGTGGCTCTAGCTTTTAGAGTTTGCCAGTTGTACACAGTTTCTTGTGTTTGTTGTTGTGTATTTTCACCAAAGGTATAACGTACTCTGTCTTTGCTATCTACAATAACCAACTTCACAATATTTCTGCTTTCGTCATATGCAATCTCTTTTACTTTGAATTTAGCGTTTGATTTGGGTTTACCATCTCTACCCTCGTACCATTCGCCGTCTTGTAATGTTATATATACAAATGGTGCGGTGTACAGTTCCCTGCCAATGCCCCAGTTGAAACCAGCCCTTTTAAAGCTATCAGATGCCTGCCCTTTCTCTTTTTCTGTGTTGCTCTCTGTGCCTACATCACTTTTAGCAACCCATTGCCTTTTTGTTTCATCCCAAATCGAAATCATACAATACAAGTTGCCATCAATAACAGAGTGTCCACGTTGCCAATTCATAGCACCTACAGTTTCATCAAGGATATTCATATCAACACGTGCATCTTTGTATAAAAGAATTGTTGCTCCAATCGCTTTTGCTTTGTTTTGTCCTATAGATTGTATTCGGCAATCTATCTCACTTGCTTTTAACTCTCTAAACTTCATCGTTCACCTAACCAATCTGTAAGTTCATGTGCTTTTCAATCCTTGCACCAGCTACTTCTTGTTCTGCTTTGATTGCTTTCTTGATTGCTATTTTGTCTGCTGCGATAGTTACTTTTCTAAACTCATCAGGTAGTGCATCCAAGTTATCAATCTCTACTGTTTCGCTTTCTTTGTAGTAGCATTTGAATTGTCCAACTTTCTTTTCGGTTAGTTGGTTTTCTTTCATTACGTGATCTATGTTATTTTTCAATCGTTCAGTCATATTTTCTAAAGTCTTTGCTTTAGCTTGCATTCGTTTTGCCTCATCCTTGAACGCTTGAATATCACCTTTAATGTTGCGAATAAACATTGCGGTATTTTCGATTTTTTCATCAATGCTGCAATCAAGCATATCTAATGTATCTTGGATGGCTTGCATATCCTCTTCGGTTTCTGCCACTTCTAACATAGCTTGTAACTCTTTGTAGTCTTTATTTAGTTCATATAAACTTGGCATTCAAAATCTCCTTGTGCTAAAATATAAGTAGAGTATTTTCCAATACTTCTACACAAAGTCCGCTGAAACTTCTTCTAAAACTTTTCACAGCGGACTTTTCTTTTTTTATAATATTGAACTTCTTCTAGCCAATATCCAGTTAAAAACCAAAGTGTAACTCCTAACATAGTTTGTAAAAACCATGTCCAGTAGTCGATAGTATCTAGTTCAAGGCTACCCATCGCACCTACTGCTAGAATTGCACCGATAATTCTCAACGTGTAACATAACTTAATCATTGTACGCTCCAATACCCAATTTCCCTTTTATAATCTCTTATATTCTGTACTGCTCTTTCTACCTTTCTTTTCGCAATGATTTTGTAACATGGGTGGTCGGTTCTAAATGTATTTCTGCTTCTAAAGGCTTTAACTAATTTTTCCTTTTCTGCCTTTAAATCATTTTTTATTTGATTTACTTTCCATTCAAATCTCATAGTTCTTCTCCTACGATCACTAGCATTTGGCTAGTGATTTTTCTAATTTCACCTCTTAGATACCGATTTTCTGATTGCAAGCGTTCGTTTTCTGTTTGCAATTGTTTATATCTGACAATGTTAAACTCCGTTGTTAGCCCTGCTAATTTCTCAACCTCATTCCGGTTGAATTTCACGCCGGGTATCGGTAACTGGTGTAACTTGCCCTCATTTCTGAGGTTATATACCGCTGTTTCTGATATCGACAGTAACGCAGCAACCTCTTTAACTGTGTAAACTAATTTTTCCATAGAATTCGTCCATACATTCTCCTTTTTATAAAAAATAATCAACTGTTACACCGAAATAATCGGCAATTTTTTTTAGCGTATCTACGCTAGGTTTTGAACGACCTTTTTTGTAGTCAGTCATTGCCGCCGTAGAAATGCCCGTAGCTTTACTTAATGCATATGCAGTTATGCCATGCTTTTTTAAAAGCTTTTCAATTTTTCCATACATCTTGCTATATCACCTCGATTCTGATATATTAAAATTAACTAATATTTATTAGCTAATTTTTACGTGATTTATAATCTCGTTTTCATTAGCTATCTCGCAATTTCATAATATTATGTTTTTGCGAGAATGTCCAATTAAACGTTTATAAAATTTCTTAAAAGAGATTAAATCATGAGCAACAAAAACATATATAGTAAGATAGAAGCTCTATTGAGTCAACATAATATAAGTGCGTACAGACTTTCTAAAGATACTGGAATTTCAACGGCATCACTTACAGATTGGAAAAAGGGGCGCTCAAATCCTAAAGCAGATAAAATACAAATCATAGCGGATTATTTTAACATTCCTATCTCGTATTTTTTAGATAGCACTGAGCAAACAAAAGAGGTACCACCTATTAAAAGTGATACCTTAAATGTTGACTTCAAAAATGTGAAAGTGATGTTCTATGGGGATTATGAACTTACTGAGCAAGAGAAGAAAATGGTTGAAAATGTGATTAAAGGGGTTATTTCATCACGTAAGGATGAAAGGGATAAAAAATAAATATATAGGGGTGTAGTATGAAACGTATGTATCCTATTGTGTTAGATATTATTAAAGAAAATCGGTCTAACGACCCAGATATTATTGCTAAGAATTTACGCATTAGTGTTCACTATAGATCACTACCAAAGCAGTTAAAAGGACTATTAATAAAAACGCCATTTTCAAAGGATATTGTTATTAACTCAAAAATAGATGTAAATCATAAAAAAGTGGCATTAGCACATGAATTAGGTCATGTCATATTGCATAAAGGCGGATACAACTTATTTGATATTGACTTATTGACCGATAGAGATAAAAAAGAAAAAGAATATCAAGCAAATAAATTCGCTTTTTTATTAGTAGCGCACACCTGTTTAAGAAATTCACCTAAAATGATTGATAGTATACGTAACGAAAAGGAATTAACATTTAACGACACAATAGAGTTACTTAAAATATTTGAGCGTACAGGTTGTTATATTTAGGGGAAACGATC